GTACGGCGCTTGTGCGGCGCGACGGCACATGCGCCGAGTGGTGCGGTGTGCGTCAAGGCATCGGCGATCGGCGACGACATGGTCGAGGTCGTCGGCCCGCATCCGCTCACCGATCTACTGCGGCAGGTCAATTCGCAGTCAAACGGATTCGACCTGATCGCGATGACGGCGATGAACCTCGACGCGTACGGTGACGCGTACTGGGCGCTTGCCGTCAACACGGTGCTCGGTGTCCCGTCTCAGGTGTGGCAGATGCAGCCCCAGCATGTCGAGGTGGTACCGGGCCACGATCGGATCATCGAGGGCTACATGCTTGGCAGAATGAAGGGAAGCGGCCTAGAGTTGCCGCCCGAGGAGGTAGTGCATTTCATGGGGCCACGCATCACCGGTATGTACTACGGTGACGGGAAACTGTGGGCCGCGTGGAATATCATTCAGCAGAGCCATGCGATGCACGAGATGGATTACGCGACATTCGCGAACCATGCGCGCCCCGACTACTTGGTTATCGCCGAGGACGCGGACGATGCGGCCCAGATGAAGGCGTTCTCGACCGAGCTGGAAGCGAAGTTGAGGGGCACGCGCCGCTCTGGTCGGTTCGCGGTGGTGTCGGGCAAGGTCGACATCAAGCCGATGCAATGGCCACCGAAGGATGTGAGCGGTCGCGACGACATCGTGAACGAGATCGCTGCGGTATGCGGTGTCCCGATCGGGATGCTGCTCGCGAACGACCCGAACCGCGCGAACGCGGAGGCGCAGCACTACAGCTGGAACAAGAACACGATCATGCCGCTGCTCTGCCGCCTTGAGCAGACTTTGAACGAGCGGCTGGTCCCGTACTACGACGATGCGGACTCGCTCATGCTGGCGTTCGACGATCCGGTGCCCGAGGATTGGGAGCGCAAGATCCGGGAAGCCGAGGCGCGGTTGCGGCTACCTATCAGCACACCGAACGAGATCCGCTCCGAGGTGTTCGGCGATGATCCGATCGATGACCCGAGGGCTAACGAGTTGCAGTTCGCTCAACAGCCGCTGGCGTTCAGTGCGGCGCCGGTGGGTGCCACGAACGGGTCAACGGCCGCACCCGAGCGGGGCCAGCCGCAGCAGCAGGCCGGTCAGCCGATCCCCGGCGAGGTCGTCGCCGATACCGCGTTGAACGGTGCGCAGGTGACGGCGTTGTTGGAGTTGGTCCGCGCCGCGACGAGTGGCGAAGTCGAGGTTGCGGCTGCGCGGATCATGGCGACGATCGCGTTTCCATCGATCGACGCGGCGCAGATCGGGGCGATGTTCGGTGCGGTCAAGCCGCGTGGGTTTGTGGGGCCGACGGCACTACCGAAGCCCGACGAGCTGAAACCGGACGGCAAGGCGCTACTCGCCATCGCGGCGATGGTGGATGAGCACAATACGAAGCATGGCGTCCGCGTCTCGCTCGTCGATGCGGTCACGGCGTACACGGAGGGTGTGTGATGTCACCGCGTGCCAAGCCGCTATGCCATATCCTGCGTGGCAAGTCGTCGGTTGCGACCGCTACATTTTTCGCGCAGTTCGAGGACGACGTATCCATCGTGCGCGTACCCGTTGACACGCGGGCATCGGGCGCACTCGGCACGCTGCTGCTCGCGATCTCCGAGTTGGACCCAACATTTGCGGTGCGGCACGCGGAAGCGATCGGCGCGTTCACGGAGCGATAATGCACAAGCGACTCCTGGCGGTACACCTCATGTTGCTCGATCGTGTCCATAAGGCGACGGGCGCGTTTCCGTACACCGATCTTTCGGAAGCTGAAGCGGAGAAACTGCGCAGGCAGACGGGCGCGATCCTGCGCGAGGTGTCCGATGTCGCGGTGGAGGCGATGACGGTCGGCATGACGCTGCCCGAGGCGACGGCTGTAGTCGCTCGTGAGTTCGCCCGGCCTGAGACGGTGGCACGCATCGCGGCGCAGTTCCAACCGATCATCGCGCGGGTGCTGGATACCGGCGGCGAGTACGGCGCGAACCGCGTCGGCTCGGTGTGGGAGGTCGAGGCCCCCGAGGTCGATCGCTGGATCGACAATGAAACGACCCGGCTCGCCGAGGATGTGCGCGACGGCACGGTGACCGATGTGCATGACCTGCTCGGTGACGCATACGACGCCGGTGAAGGGATACAGGGCGCGATCAAGAGGCTACGCGAGCAGGGCTACGACTCGGTGCGGGCGGAGCGGATCGCGCGCACTGAAACGATACGAGCATTCAATCAGGGGCAGACGCAGGCGTGGAAGCAGAGCGGAGTGGTCAAAGGCAAGCGTTGGCTGCTCTCGCCGACCGCGTGCGAGTTCTGCCGTGTTGCGGCTGCCCAGTTCGGCGCGAATCAACCAGGCATCGGCCTGGATGACGCGTTCTACGCGCGAGGCACGATCATCACATCCGAGAGCGGCAATACGATGATGCTTGACTACCAGGCTATCGACGGGCCGCCGCTCCATCCAAATTGCAGGTGCTCGCTGGTGCCTGTCTATTGAGGGTTTACGCATGTCAACGAAGCAAGTATTACACGGCGACGGGCGGCGGTCATGTTCGGTCAGTGTCAAGGCTGCGACCGATCCCGGCGTGTACCGCTGGACCATCTCCACGAATGTGATCGACGACGACGGCGAAGTGATGGTCCCGCGTGGGTGCAACTTCCGCGACTTCGTCCGGCAGGGCGGCGGCATGTACTGGCAACACAATCCGAGCGAGTACCCGATCGGCAAGTGCGTCGGTGTCAAGTTGTTCGACGAGGTCGAAGCCGAGGTCATGTTTCCGGTGCGGCCGCTGTCGTTGCCGGAGTCCGAATCGTGGGGTCCCGACTACATGCGGGCGCTGGTCGATGCCGAGATGGTCAACGCGGTTTCGGTCGGTTTCAGCCGGCTGGAAGGCGGCAGCCGTGCAGCGACCGGCGGCGACAAGGCGCGGTACGGCGATGATGTGCGGCGCGTGACGAACAAGTGGAAACTCCGCGAGGTGTCGTTCACGACGACTCCGATCAACGCCGAGGCGCTGCGCAAGGCGTTCGATTCGCGTGGTCTATCGCTCGCGGGCGCGAAGTCGGTGCTGCGTGGGCTGAAGGTGGACACTGCGCACAAGTTGGAGCCGGTGGTACACCGGTTGCGTGTGATCGTGCCTGAGCGTGGGCACCTTGACCGGCTGGAAGTGGAAGCGGCGAAGGCGATCGCCAAGTTGCGGGGTCGCGTCTATTGGCACTGACGCGGGCGGCGTGCTGGACAGAACGCGTTTCGCGTGCTATGGTTCCAGCGTCATCGGGCAGCATCGCGCCGAACTGGTAGCGCCCCGCAAGGGGAGCAGCCGCACAGGTGGCTAGCGATGCACGGGCCGACGGTGTGGTCAGTTCGCATCTCCCCGGATATCAAATCATGCGTAATGTCAAGGTTTCCGCGCTTGGCGCGGAACTGCAAGCGATTGCCGATCAGCACGGGCAATCGCGTTTCGTTGCGGCAAAGGCCGCATACATGGCGACGGTGATCGTGACCGACGACGACGGTGTACCCATCGATCCGTCCGCGATCGCAGTCGATGTCGAGTTCAGGGCGGAAGAGGAGTCTGCCGAGACGCAGGCAATCGCGTCCACGAAGTCCTCCGACGCTGATGTCATCGCTAAGGCTGTCTCCGAAGCTGTAGTCAGGTCGGTCAACTCCCGCAACGCCGAACTCGTGCGAGCGGTCCGTCCGCTTTCCATCGAGGGCGTGCGGTACAAGTCCAAGCACTTCGACAGCGCGGAAGACGCGCACAAGTCGGGTCATTGGGTGCTCGGCGCACTGCTCAAGAACGAGAAGTCGATCCAGTTCTGCCGGGCGCACGGGATGTCGGTCAAGTCCCAGATCGAGGGCAACAACTCGCTCGGCGGGTTCTCCGTCCCCGATGTGATGGACACGACGCTCATCCGGCTCCGCGATCAGTTCGGCGTTGCGCCGCGACTGTTCCGGCGGCAGCCGATGAGCACGGATGTCTCGTATCGCATCAAGCAGAACGACGCGGTTTCGGTTGCGTTCGTCGGTGAGGCTCAGGCCGCATCGACGACCGATGCGACCTTCACGCGTGTAGACATCGTCGCAAAGAAATTGGGGGCGCGTACCTATGTCTCCAACGAACTACGCGAGGATGCCGCGATCGACATCGCCGACGCGTTCGTGCAGGACTGCGCACTTGCGATCGCCAAGAGGATCGACCAGTGCTGCCTCATCGGTGACGGCACCTCGACCTACGGCGGGTTCATCGGTGCAACCCAGGCGCTAACGCGTCTCAGCGCCACGATCGCCAACATCGCGGGCCTTCAGGTGGCGACCGGCACCGGCTACGCGGCATCGTACGGTTCGATCATCCGTACCGACTTCGCCAAGACGGTCGGTCGTCTGCCTGCGTACGCGCATGCGGGCGCTCGATGGCTCATGGCCACCTCGTTCTATCACGGTGTCTACCTGCCGCTCGTGTCGGCTCAGTCAGCGAGTTATGGCGACATCATCAACGGCGTGCCCCAGAAATTGTGTGAGGGCTACCCCGTCGAGTTCAGCGAAGTGATGCCGAATTTCGGGAATCCCGCAGT